CTGGGGCCCTCGGTGCAAAGCGCATCGGTGGATTTATCCTGCCTAAACGCATGAAAGGATCCAAGGAAGTGACGTGGAAGAGCAGGAGTGAAACCCAAAAGCTTGGAGTCGCGGATTTCTTCGACTCCCGCTTCGGGAACACTACTCATTCGTATGAGCATCCTGCTACCACGAGCACTCAGACGACGTACTCAGAGGGTCATGAGTGGCCAGCGGCCACTCTCACCCACGGAAACGTGGGTGGTCCGTTTTACACGGACAGACTCTGGGTTGATACCCAAGTGGACTACTTGTCCATGAAGGGGAACATCCCAGGACGGTCTTGGTGGAATTACACCGGACCGTCTTTTCTAGGTACGTTGGGACTCGGAAACCTGTATTTGAATGGTGCCTCTTATGGGGCATCGTCCATCCAGACCTTACAAGATCTGGCAGGTCCAGTGGTGAAAAATATGTCACCAACCGAGTCTGAAGCTGGCTTGTCTCAGGCCATAGGGGAGCTAAAGCGGGACGGGATGCCGCACCTGATCGGTGCGAACGTTCTCGAACAGCGAGCTCATGATTTTCGTTCCTACGGGGACGAATATCTCAACTACCAGTTTGGGTGGTTGCCCTTTGTGTCTGACGTCCACGATCTGGGTCGGGCTGTGAAAGATTCACATAGAATCATGACACAGTTCCAACGCGATAGTGGCCGCGTCATACGACGACGAGCACAGCTTCCTGGTGATGAAACTACAGGTAATATCGTCGATGAGGGGACGTTTTATGCGTATCCTCTTAACGGCGACACCTGGAATGTCATCACAGCGCCAACAAAGTCGGTGACAACCGTCCGCAGAAAGCGGTGGGTATCAGCGGCTTACCAATACTATCTGGACCCCGGACATTCCCTAATCGGGAAGTTCGAGCGGTATAACCAGGAGGCTGACAAGCTTCTTGGTCTTAGCCTAAGTCCAGAAACGTTATGGGAGTTGGCTCCTTGGAGCTGGGCTGTTGACTGGTTCTACGACGTCGGGACCTCGGTCTCGGCGTTGTCGGACTTCATCAACTTCGGCCCAGCATTGAAGTACGCCTATGTAATGGAGACTACAGTCTCCAAAAAGGAATACTTCGCACAAGGCTTCGTGGATGCCCTTGGAAAGGCACATAACTTCTCAACGACGAGCAATCGCGTTGTGAAGACACGAGACCCTGTGACTCCTTTCGTGTTCCGTCATGTCGATGGTGGGCTTTCGAGCCAGCAATCGGCAATAGTCGCAGCTCTGGGCATTTCAAATGTTCCAGGGGGCATTCGCCCCTAAATGCCTGCGATTTTCCAACTTCGGTTGGACACCACCTGGGAAAAGATCCCAGAGTGGTTACCTCGCCTCCTCATGGAGGCTTTCCTATTGGAGTGATGCCATGTTTACTGACCCGCAGTCCGTTACCATCAATGCGGTCGCTCAGTCCATGCCCCGTTTGGGGCAGGGTCTGAACGCTGGTTTGTTCCAGAAAGACGATGGCAGCTACAAGCTGTCCATCAACCACCAGAACAACCAGCGGAACCGTCGAGTCGTCAGACTTGACAACTACAAGGTTGCGACGGACCCGCTCGTACCAGCTGTGAACGCCCCCTTCAGGGGAGCGGTGTGGCTGGCTACGGATTTCCCCAAGGTCGGGTACACGATCGCGGAGCAGGCTCTGCTGACAAACGGCTTCCTAGCCTATCTGTCGGCATCCAGCTACGCGTTCATGACGAAGTTCTTGGGGGGCGAGTCCTGACGGACAAGTAACACAAGGTCAGTGTAGCATGGCTACGGAACCTAGCACCTCGAAAGGGGCCTATGGTGAAAAGCCTTATGTCACTCTGGCAGGTCCTCCTGCTCGAGAGCGGGAGGAGATGCGGCGTATGCACCGACCAGGACCTAACCACGGTCCTGGATCGCGTCAAAGAAGAGGGTGAGTCATTTCTGACGATCACCTTACCTGATTTTGCCGTGGGCCTTCAAACAGCCCTCGACAATAGTCAGGTAGCTCCATGTGACTTCCCTTCCTTCACCTTCGGGCGAAGGAAGGGTGAGTCTCTAGGTCTCCCCAAGTTCCTTCGGGGTTTCCTTGAGCAAATCTTTGATGCTGGAAGTGGTCGATTACTCGATGAACCGTCCGTGGACGCGATATCTTGTGTTCGACAGCTAACGCTGGCGTTCTACAAGATTGAACTGCCGTGCACAGATGCACGGCGGGACTCAGCCATGGAGGATTACATTGAGTGTGAGAAGGAAGTCAAGGATTACGACAGGACTCGCCCGCAAGGGTTCGTCCATAGGTTTAGTCGTATCGCTGATCTGCTTTTCGGCGGTGTTTTTGCTCAGCTTGATGCCGAGCTCAAACGTCACCGGCTGCTTGGTCAGCACGGTCCAGGAGCTACTGCCGATTCCATCCGAGGAAACTCAAAATGGGATCAACGGGAGTGGACCTGGAGACTCGAAGAGTGGTTCCCTTCATCGGGAATTCTATCTCCGAACGACAACCACTACCCGTGGTTGTCCCGTCTCGTCTTCCTCGAACCCGGCCAGGAGCGCCCAGTAGGGGTGCTCGCTGTGCCTAAGACGATGAAGAAGCCTCGCATTATCGCTAAAGAGCCTACGTGCATGATGTTCGCACAAAAGGCCCTCGCGAATGCGTTGATCCCCCGCCTAGAGGTTGACAGCCTCGTTGGGGGGATGATCGGATTTCTGGACCAGCCGGTTAATCGCCGGCTTGCTAGGATTGGTTCCTATACGGGCCATTTTGCGACACTCGATCTGAGTGACGCATCCGATCGCGTCTCCAATCAGTTGGTACGAGCGATGTTCGCTTGGCAGCCCCGAATTGCAGGGTCTGTCGATGCGTGTCGGTCTCGTTCAGCTGACGTACCTGGTCACGGGATTTACCGTTTGGCCAAGTTTGCGTCTATGGGTTCAGCTCTTACTTTTCCGATCGAGGCGATGGTTTTCCTTACCGTTGTCTTTGTCGCGATCGAGGAAGAGCTTAATCGACCCCTGACCCGAAACGACGTTCTGTCGTATAGGGGCCAGGTGCGCGTTTACGGGGATGATATCATAGTCCCCGTGGACTACGCGCGTTCCGTTGCTGATTGGCTGGAAGCCTTCGGGCTAAAGGTCAACCGGCGCAAGTCTTTCTGGACTGGAAAGTTCCGTGAGTCTTGCGGTGCGGAGTTCTTCGACGGCCAGGACGTATCAATTGTCCGGTTTAGGAAGAAGCTTCCAAAGCAACGGAGGTACGGCAAGGAGATAACAGGCGAAGCAGCCGAGCGCGTCATTAGCGCTGTATCGCTCCGGAACCAGCTCTATGAGCGTGGCTGGAGCGACGCTGTTGCCTGGATGGACGACTACTTGATGGCGGTAATCCCGCTACCTGTAGTTATGCCGTCCTCTCCCGTATTAGGTAGGTGGTGTTTTCTCGGTTATGACACCGAACGGACCCACCGAGATCTGCAGAGCCCCCTTGTCAGGGGTTATGTGGAGCGCTCTGACTATCCTCCTTCCCCATTGGATGGTTCCGGAGCCCTAATGAAGGTGTTCTCTAATCCTCTCCCCTCGTTTACCGAGAGTGAAGATGTCGCGCGGATAGCTACCCGCGACGAGAAGCACCTATGTCGTGCTGGACGCCCCTCAGCCGTCCGTATCAAGCTGAGGGACGGTAGCCCGTTCTAGGAATCAGATCAGGCCAACGGTGAAATCCACCAAGTTGGCGACCTGAGCGTTGTTGAACTGCCCGCGGTAGATCCACTCATTCAGCGCTGCTGAATGGACGAATCCTGTCCACGGGAAGTCCGCGGAGTACCCGGTAGGGTCCAGAGTCGCGCGCATGTCGGCTGAAATGCCTTCGTGCTCCGCGAGATTGGCCTTTTCCTCGTACGACGCCTCTTCGTGAACGAACAAGAACTGTTCGCCACCAAGTGAGCAACGGATGATCCTCTGACCTTCGGTCATGATTACTCCTAGAATTGATATCGTCGGGCCTCTCGCCCTTTGGGGTTGAGAGGTGCTCCTTATGGAGCATGTGGAGGCCTGAGTGGCCTCTCCGGCCATAATGATCGTTGGTACGTCGGGC